CTTAAACGTTGCTGATAATGAGCCCTCCGACCCGCTTTGCGCCGCCCTTGGCGACGGTGTAGGTGGTCTCCACGGGCTCGATATTGAACCCCGCAAACAGGTCCCTGACCTCGGGCCGGTCGTTGATCGAGAACAGGAAACGGCCCTCGATCTGGTGGAGCAGAATGGCCAGCTTCATGAAGTCGACGCGCCCGAACATGCCCTTGCCATAGTCGTTCTCGTTGCCCCAATAGGGCGGGTCCAGATAGAACAGCGTGCCCGGCCGATCGTACCGGGTGATGAAACGCTCATAGGGCAGGCACTCGATCACCACGCGCGCCAGACGACTGTGAACCTCCTCCAGCATGGTGCCCAGCTTGGTGACGTCAAAGCGCGCAGGGCGGTCAGGCGCGACCCCGAAATTGCGCCCCGAAACCTTGCCTCCGAACGCGGTATTCTGCAGGTAGAGGAACCGGGCTGCGCGCTCCAGATCGGTGAGGGTTTCGGGGTCCGTGGCGACCAGGCGCTCGAACTCGACACGGGTGGTCAGCTGGAACCTCATCATGTCCATGAAGGCCACATAGTGCCGCTGGAGCACCCGAAAGAAGGTGGCGACATCCCGGCTGTAATCGTTGATGACCTCGGACTTCGGGGCCTGATGGCGGCGCAGAAACACCCCTGCCATGCCCACGAACACCTCGGCATAGCAGTCGTGCGGAATGGCATCGATCCGGTGAATGATCGTTCGCGCAAGGTTGCGCTTTCCACCCAGATAGGGCGCGAGAGGGGACAGCGGCTCAACGGCCGTCAGCTTGGTCATTTGGCCCTCCTTTGGACTTCAAGCGGTGGCGGGATGAACGGCACGTCGCCCAGAACGCGGGTGCGCAGCCGATAGGTGTTGGCGTGCCCGGCATGGCCGATCCAGCTCATGATGACCTGGTTGATCTGCGGCCAGCCAATCTTGCCCTCATGATAGAGGCGCGCCATGCGCTTCATCTTGCGGCGCATGCGCCCCGCACTGTCCTTTCTGATCTTCCGGTGGGTCGGCCAGATGCGATAGCCAAGGAAATCGAGCGCGCGGCCCTTGGTGGGCGCGACCGGGAATATCTGGGTCTTGTGGTTGCAGCGCAGGCCCAGACGGGCATGAAGAAAGTCCTCGATCTCGCGCCGGACCCGGTGCAGGTGGGCCTTGTCATGGCCGATTACCGCAAAGTCATCCATGTAGCGCAGGTAGCGCTTTTCGCGCATCTCGAACTTCACGAACTCGTCCAGCTCATGCAGGTAGACATTGGCGAAAAGCTGCGATGTCAGATTGCCGATCGGGATGCCGCGCGGCAGTGGATCGCCCGCCTCGGCCGTGCTGTCGATGATGTTGTCGATCAGCCAGAGCGTGTCGGCACAGGCCACCCGGCGGCGGATCAGGCGCTTGAGCACATCATGGCAGATCGACGGGAAATACTTGGCGATATCGGCCTTCAGGACATAAATCTCGCCGTGCTCGCGCAGCGTGGCGCGCAGGAACGCCTGGGCGCGATCGGCACCTGCATGTGTGCCCTTTCCGGGTCGACAGGCATAGGTGTCAAAGATGAAGCGGTTCGCCCAGATCGGGTCCAGCGTCTCGATCAGCGCATGCTGGACGATGCGGTCCTTGATCGGCAGCGCGGCGATGTCGCGCTCTTTCGGCTCGAAGACCTTGAAATTGCGGTACGGGCCGGTCTGATAGGTCTTCCACAGCAGGCTGTTCTGGATCTCGATCAATCGCGGCTCCAGATCGGCCTCAAAGCGGATCACGTCCATCTGGTGCCGTCGCCCCTTCACCACCCGGCCATAGGCGCGGTGCAGCGCCTCGAAGGTGGTGAGCTGTTCGAACAGGTTCTTGTAGGTCTTGGCCATCAAGCCGCCTTTCGCGGGGTTCGGCCGAAGCGAGGGGTCACCACCAGCCGGTGGCTACTGTCCCGCTTCGGCCTGTTCACTTCTTTCGGCACTTGGCCGAGGAGCACAGGTCCTTTCGAAGGTGCACTGGAAGCAGCCCCGTGAGGCTGCGACTTCTGGCGTTCCCCGAGAGCGGGCCGGAAGCCGATGTTCGTGTTCGAGTTCGAACGCGCGTTGTTCAGGTTGAGGGCGAAGACGCCAGCATTGCTGCCGTTGTTCCAGTTGCCCCCACGCCTCGGCAGACGCTCAAGCCACATTACCCGCGCCCCTTTCCTGCAAGCTTTTGAACCAGCCGCCAATCATGCGGCCGATCTCATCAAGATGACGGCTCCAGACTTCGTAGCTTTTGAATGAGAGGTATCCGAGCTTCTGGGCCATCCTGACCTGACTGCGCAGCAAATCGAGCTCCGCGTCCAGGTCCTGCATTGTGGTCTTCTTGAAGTACCGCTTGTTGCAGATGATGATCAGCCGAAGGAGCGACCACATCGTGTTGCGGATTTCCTGGCTGAGCACATGGCGCTCAGACTTCGGAAACTGACGCAACACCTGATAGCCGTATGCAATCATATCTTCGCACTTACGGCGGATTTTGAGGTCTTCCACCGCACTCTCCTTCGTCGGTTCAAGGCAAGGGGCGGGCTGTCGCCCGCCCCGGCAGAAATCAGGGGGCCAGATTTCAGATTACGAAAGCGGGCCGGAAGCCGACGCTCGCGTCCGAGAACGAACGCGCGAAGCTCAGGAGGAGGGCGAAGACGCCAGCATTGCCGCCGTAGGTCCAGTTGCCCCCACGTAACGGCAGACGCTCCCCCCCGTTGTTCACATAGAGGCGGCCGCGCTCGATTGCGGTGCCGTGCGGGAACATGCCCAGAAGCTTCAGCAGGTTCGGCACCGTCACGCCATCAGCGGCAGTCACGTCCTTGTATTGCTGAGAGGCCGAGGTGGCGCCGTCAGACTGGCTGGTGACCGCTGTCGCCAGTTGCGGACTGCCCGCGCCTGCGGTGCCGGTGGCATTCCATTTCAGGGTGCCGGACGTGCCGGGCGTCACAAGGGTGCCGTTCGGCATGATGGCGCGCCAGAGCGTGCTGGAGCTGGAATGATCCGCGCCGGTGGCGGCGGCATTGTTGTCAGGGATGATCTGGATTTCACCACCAACAAGGCGCATGCCGCGCTGCCATTCCCAGACGTTGCCGCACAGATCAGCGATCCCGGCCGGGCTGTTGTCATGGAACCAGCTGGCCGGGCCAGAGCCCGTCAGCGTGCGGGCCGTACCCTCGCTCAGACCAGGTGCCGCGCCATCCTGACGGCGGCCGGTCTCATAGGTCTGGGCGTGATCGCGGCCATAATCGGTGTTGCCGCGCGGCATGAAGCCATTCTTCCAGCACCACAGTGCGACAGCCGACCATTCGGCATTGGTCATCATATGCCAGCCCGGCCCTTTGACGGTGCAGCGCGCATCGGCGGTGTCAAAGTTGATCGAGACCGAAGGGTCCTGACCGGGCATCGACAGGGCGTGGCTGTCGTGAATACGCGCCAGGAACTTGCCGACGAAGATCTCGGATTTCTGGACGCCGCCGACGATGAAGGCCGGGTGGGTGCCGGATCCGAGACCGGCGTCGATGTCCTCGATATTGAAGCGCGGCACCACGCACATGACCGAAGGATAGCCCTTCGCATCATAGAGCACGGTATTGAGCCCGCCCGATGCGGCCTCGACAGACTGGCGCAGGGCGTCAGGTGTGGAAATGGTGATCCCCATGAAGGTCACTCCTCTGTTTCAGTGGGTTCGTTCGCCTCGGGCACGGCCCAAAGCTGCAATGTCACGGCCGAGACCTGACAGGGCTGCGCAACCAGAACGCCCTGGGTGATTTCCTCACCCTCGACGGTCTCGGTTACCTCCTCCTCGACATAGCGGCGCGGAGGAATGATCACGACAGCCGCATAGGCATCGCCCTCAAGGGCGAGCTGCCCGGCGGCATCGGCAAAGACGGTGATGACACGCTCGACATCGCGCTGCTCGGCCTCGATGTCGATTTCCAGCACGCCGCCCAGGGTCAGGGTGCACTCTGCCAGCGCGGCGGTGACCTTGTGTCCCTCGTTCATATCAATGATGTTCATGCGATGCTCCCTTACTGGTAGCGCGGATTGAGAAGGGTCCAGCGGATGCGCACGTTGTCGGCGCTGCCGGTCTGGCGGAGCTTGAAGCCGTTCTTCACCTTGTCGTAGACCACGAGCGTGCCCACGGCGGCCGGGTCGGTCGCGCTCTCGACCTCAAGCTCCACCCCGTAATCAGACGCGGGCAGCGCCTGCGGGAAGGCCACGGACACAAAGGGGTCGAACGAGCTGACCCAGGCGTTCGCGGGCTGCGTGACCCGCAGGTCGGTCAGCGTGACGGCCGCCAGGCTGTTGCCGGTATTGTTGGCCGGGATCGTCACCCTGTAGAGCGGCAGGCCGTTGTCGGGCACGCTCAGCGCGATCTGCACCTCGTAGAGATTGCCCGAGGCAATCAGAAACGCGAAATACTCACGCGCTTCGCTGCTCTCGTTGGAGGGCACCGAGACATGGTAATCATCATCGGCCAGTGACACGATCATGCCGTCGATCTTGGCGCGCGACACGCCCGCCCCCACGGTGCCGGACTGCGACAGGTGCAGTGCGCGGATCTCGGACTTGGTCAGCGCCATGCCGGTGATGACATGCTTGTTCTTGATGACCACGGACCCTTGTGCGAGCACCCGCTGGCGCATCACCTGCATCTCGCGAGCCAGCACGCCGCCAAGGCCAAGGGCCTCCTGCATGCCCGCCAGGATCGCGACCTGCTGCTCGGGCGAGAAGGCGTCATAGCCCGCCAGCCGGTCGCCCAGGTTGGGGAACTCACCGCGCGCCGCGACCATCTCGTCGGCCTTTTGCTTGAGCCAGGCGGTGCGGTTGGCCAGCTGTTTGGCCTGCACGTTCGAGATGCCGTCAGCGCCGCCGACCACCGGGTCGGTCAGCTCGATCTGGTAGATCCCGGAGGGATAGGTGGTTGTCTCTGGAAGGTTCGCCATGAATGCGGCTCCTGTGGTTAGAAGATGATGGTCCAGGTCCCGTCGAGACTGATGTCATCGGCCTTCTCGATCGGGGCGCGGGTCTTGCGGGCGAAGAGGGTGTTGTCGGCGGCAATCAGGCCGAACTCGCGGATAACCTTGCCGTTCGCCTCGGTGGTCTCCAGCCGCCAGTCGAACTGCACCCGGCCGGGGCCGGGATAGCTGTGCCCCTGCAGGTTCTTGATGAAGGGCGCGGTCAGGGCGGTGTCGTCAGGCGTCGGGCCGCTGGCATTGGTGCCGACCCCGATGCGGTTGATGGTCTTGCCTGCCCCGTCGCCCGCGATCAGCTGGGCAAGAGCGGTGCGCGCGCCCACCATGATCATGTTGTCGTCGCGCCAGCTGTCGATCAGCACGCCCCGGCGGCGGATGTTGATCAGCAGGGACCCTTTCAGAGCGATGGTGTCGGTTGCGTTCATGGCACCCTCAATAGGCAGTTAAATGGGTTGTGACGGGGCCTGAATGGAACACGCCCGTGTAGAAAGGACGGGTGCCCGCATGCGCGATCTCCCCGTCATAGAGATCGCCCGCATGGCGATAGCGCCCGTCATGGCGGATATGCCGCGTAACGCGGATCGGCATGGCGAGATCGGCCAGCGGGGGCTGGTCTTCCCCGTAGTTGATAGCCGAATGCAGGTAGTGGCCATTGTAGGACGGCGCGACCTGCACCCGGTCCTCGGCAAACACGCCCACGCCCAGCCGCAAGGTGGTGCGCTGATTGTCGTGGCGCTCGCCCGCCTCGCCCCAGCCCGAATGATCGTCATCCCCCGAATAGGCCAGCAGCCCGCCATGCAGGTGCCGGGTGCCGTGATCATGCCGGATCGCGCCGTCATAGCGCCGTCCCCAGGGCAGCACATCCTCGGCCGTATGGCGCACGGCCGTGTCGATCTCCTCGTCCGGTTCAAGACTGTCCTCGACATGCGCCCGGAACCCGATATCCACCAGGTGTGACCGGGCGTTCTTCCAGCGTTCGATCAGCGCCACCAGCCGGGTGATCTGGGCCGCATCGACGCCCTTGTTCTCGCCAAGGTCCAGCAGGACCCGGAACAGCGCCCAGCGGGTGCCGCCGCCATAGGTCTCGACCGCCGAATAGGTCTTGTCGCCATCGTAAAGCGCGATCGGCAGGCCCTCGACAATCTCGGCATTGGCATAGCCAAGTGCCCTGACAGCCTCACGGATAGCCCAGGGCGTGCCCCGGTGGCGATGCAGGTCCAGGGCGCGGCGGATCAGCGCGCGGCGCTCCTCGGGGCTTGAAGCCAGATCCCAGCCGTCATCGCCCATGATGTTGAACTGCCAGGCCAGCAGGCGCAGCGCCTCCTCGGGCAGATCGTCGATGCGGTAGACCAGCAGCGTGGTCAGGTCGAGATCGTCGAGACGGCCGATCAGCTTCAGAAGCGCGCGACTGCGCTCGTCATCGATCCCGGCGGGCAGAAGGCGCAGATCATCAGCCATCGACCGACCCCGCAACCGTCAGGCTGACCGCCGTGCAATCGGCCCATTCTTCAGGACCAAGCTCCTGCCAGGCGGGCTGCGCCAGCTCCACCCGGTAGACACCAGCCACTGACAGGGCCGAAATGAACTGGCTTGGCACCAGGTCACGCCCGAGACCGGCGCGGCGCTCGGCGGTATAGGCTTCGGCGGCGGCCTGCACGGCAGCCATGGTGCTGGTCGGATCGGCAGTGCGGTAGAGCGTGACCGTGGCCACAAGTTGATAGGCAACCCGGACCGGGGCCGCGACCTCGACCCTGTCGGTCAGCGGACGCACCTTGTCATCAGAGACCACCTCGGCCACCAGATCCAGCATCTCCGCGCCCGGCAGGCCGGTGTCGGTCAGGATATGCACGCGCACCAGGCCGGGGCGCGGGCTGAGCACCGCCGCGTCAATGATGGATTGATGCGCACTGACCGCATGCCAGCGGTACGCCCCGACAGGTCCCGCGACCGAGAAGCTTCCGGGCGCACGCTGGATCCGGGCGCGCAGCCGATCATCGGTCTCGCCTGCCTGACCCCCATAGGACACGGAGGTGTTCGCGGCACTCACGCCGGGCAACGGATCAAGGATGCTGGTGATCTGGCCGGGGATATAGCCGTTGCCGACGGTCCCGGCGGCCTCGGCCGAGGCGGTGACCTCGACGGAAAGGCTGCCCGCCGCGATCTCGGCCGCGCCGGTAGTGGCAAACACCACCCGCCCATCGCCCGAACGCACGCGGGTCCCGGCCGGAATGATGGTGACGCTGGCGCGGGGCGTGGCAAGGGTGAAGGCCAGCGTGACGATCGACGGAGCCTCGACAAGGCGCACCACGCCCAGAAGCTCGCCCAGATAGTCCAGCATCGGGAACGCGGCAAAGGCCAGCAGGTTCTGCTTGGCCGCCTCCTGGATGGCAACGCGCACCAGGCTTTCGCGGTAGGCCAGCAGATCGATGATCAACCGCTCGATCTGGGCGGGCTGCAGCTTGCGCCCGGTATAGGCTTCATAGTCGGCCACCATCTCCGAGGCGAGAGCGGCAGGGTCGCGATCGACAAAGCTCGGCTCAGGCAGCGACATCGCGCACCTCCGTGGCCACCATCTCGCCGCGACCGTCCAGTCGCCATTCCACCGAGATATGCAGATGCGCGTTCAGCTCCAGCGGAACCATGCGCACCACCTCGATCCTTGGCTCCCAGCGGCGCAGCGCCTCGATACCCTCGCGCACGACATGCGGGATCGCTTCGCCGGTCGGCAGGTCAAGGTAGCGCCAGATGTCCGATCCGAACTCGGGGCGGTGCGGCACCGACCCCTTGGGTGTCATCAGGATCGTGCGGATGCACTGATGGATGTCGTCGATGCCAGCGACGATCTCGCCATGCGCACCAAGGCGCGGCTGCCAGTCTGCGGCGGTTATGTTGCGAATGTCCTGGACCATGGCCGGACCATGGCCCGCGCCCGCGCGAGGTCATACCCGGACAGATGTCCGGGGCTGCTACAGGTGTCGCGGGATTGCGCGAGCGTAACCCTCTTTTGCGCGCACGCCAAGCACCCAGAGCATCACTGCGGCGGGCCGGTCAGGATGCCCACGCTTTCAGGGTGAATATGGGTGTCACCCACGTTCTTGCCGTTGTGGGTCAGCGTCGGGCTGGTGATCGCCACCCCGGCGGGCGATATCTCGACCGTGGTGCCGCCCACCGACAGGGTGAACATCTGCCCGCCCTTGTCATAGGTCAGTGAAGCCCCGCCGCCATAGACGATCGTGTGCACATTCGGATCGGACGAGGGCGGAGCGTCGGCGGCCGAGTAGATCGCGCCCGCGATGACACCGGCCTCTTCGCCCTGATCCATCATCACCACGACATGCTCACCCACGGCGGGCATCCAGTAGGTCTTGTCGGTACGGGTGCGGCCCTGCATCACCTGCAGCCAGTAGGACTGGACGTTGTCGTGGTCTGGAAACTGGACGCGGCCCTTGGCCGTCGCCGGGTCAATCTCTGTCACGATGCCAATTCTAAGCGACACGGCGCACCTCGATCTCGGTGGTGTAGCCCGCGCCGCGCTCGATGCGGTGGCGGGAGGTTTCGACATAGTAGCGACCCGACAGCGTTCCCATCAGGGCGACCGAGATCACGTTGCCCGCGATCATGCGGTGATCACCCACGATCTCGATGCGCCCGCGCAGGCGCTTGGCATTGGCGCGTTTCAGCTCAGCCTCGGCGCGGGTGCGGGCCTGCCCTTCGCTCTCGACCCGCGCGCGGATCTTCAGCGTGTCGCCGGTGGTGATGCCCTCGGCCTCGACCGTGACCGAGATCAGCTGCGCGGTCTCGGGGTCATGATAGGACAGGGTGCATTCCTTGTAGACCTCATGGGTCTTGTCGGTGAACGAGAACCGCTTCATCTCGGTGCGCGGGATGACCGCGACGGCATCCTGCGCCTCAAGGCTGGCGATGGTCGAGAAGAACAGGACCGTGTCGCGCACCGCGAAGACATGGGCGTATTCCTCGGCGGTGCGGCGCAGGAACTCAAGGTCGCGCTCGTCGTTCTGGGTCACCCGCTTGATGGTGATGTCCTCGATCTCACCCTCGACCGACAAGCCGTGCTCGCCCGCGATCTGCTCGGCAATCTGGCGCAGGGTCTTGTTCTCGAAGGCGCGGGTCTTCTTGGTGCGCAGGCTGGCCGAGACCGGCGCGGCCAGACCGCGCACAGTGACGGTATCGGGCGGCCCCTCGAAGGTGATCTCGTCGACCTCGAACTTGCCGCACGGCAGCATGCCCCGGCCGATCCAGCCGATCATCAGATCCATCACGTCGCCCTTCTCGGGATACCAGCTGCCCTTCCAGCGGTGCATGCGGTCCTCAAGCCGGACCTCGATCTCGTCTGACTTGCCGTGGTCGGCATCGGTGTAGACGATCATCAGCGCATCGCCCGCGATATCGCCGGTGATGTCGGCCCCGGAATAGGACAGGACCCATTTCGCTTGCGGCACCATCATGCGCGACGGCCCCGCTTCCAGGGCGGCAGATCACGATCGAACACCACCTCGTCCGCGATCACCGGGATGCGCAGGCGCAGCCCGGCGTCAATGAAGGGGCGGATCGGCACGCTCGGGTTGGCCAGGATGATCGGCTCATAGAGATGCGGGTCGCCGTAATAGGTCCAGGCCAGCAGGTCCCAGCGGTCATTGTCGATCGTGACATGCTCGACATAGTCCATCTCAGGACCTCACGATGCTGGCGGGCGGCACCGC